TTACGTTCATAATGTAAGGATTTGAGAATGGATGAGACAGTCATAGTGTCAGATTTTGTTTGATTTGATATTGGTTTTTCTATGGCTTCAGTTAATAAAAGTTCAATGGTTATATCTTTAACAGCATTGGCTGGATCGTTTAGATAGTTGACAATTACAGATTGCCAAGGACTATCAACCATATATTTTAAGTTTTCTTTTTCGATTTGATTTTCCTGTTCGTTGGATAGAAAATGCTGTTCTTTATTTTTAAATAGGTGAACGGCAGCCGACCATAAAGAATCTCTCTCAAGCTGTAAAGCATCAAGATCTATTGATTTTTTAGTACATGGACAAATATGGAATCGCCTATTGCCAGTGTCATCAATTAGCACACCTGATTCTTTGTTAGTACTTCCGACAATGATCCCTCTTCTAGGCCATTCTTCAACGGCTTTACCATAAGGAACACGCAAAAGATCGGTTGATCTTGATAAAAAAGCCTTTATTACTCCAGCGTGTTTGCGGCTAGTTACTCCGTCAATTTCTGACCATTCCATACCCCATGAACGGTGAAGTACTAAAAGATCATCTTTGGAAGAAATATCACCGAGGGCATCTGAAAAGAAAGGGCCAAATAGAACTTGCCAAAAAGAAGATTTTTTTATTCCCTGTGGTCCTTGTAATACTGTTGCTGTGTCATGTTTACAACCAGCCATGAAAGCTCTTCTAACTGCGTTTATCAGGGTAAGTTTTAGCATGGTGTCATATATAGTTGGCTCTGGTAAGTTTTGATCTTCTGGCCTGAGATATGTTGAAGCCATTCTTTCAATGCCATAAAATTCTGGTTTTATTTCGTTGTAGCAATGATCAAGATAAAGTTTTACAGGGTCATATTCGTTCTCATGGGCTACTTTTAAAAGGCAATCAACAGCCATTTCTTTTGGAACTTTATAACCAAGTTCTGCAAGTGTTAGGTAGAAAAGTTCAATATTTTTTAAAACTTTACCATCCATTTCTATGGAATGAGAAAAGATATTAAACCTAATTTCCTGTTTAAGGTTGCGTAAAAAATTAATCAATTCTTGTGAAGTAAGCTGCTCAAGTTTTGTTGGAATAATTGTAGATTTTTCCTGTGGTTTTATTGAATTAGGAAAGCTTCGTTGTGGTGGTGTCCATCCATCCTCTGAAGCAAACTTTTGCAGGGTGCCTAGTGAAACCCCAGATGACTTAAAAGATGCCCATTTCTTTTCACATTCACCAGATTGATATTTACTGTTTTTCTGTGATAAAGCTTCCCATTCTTGAAGAAGAGAATCATCCCCAACAGAATGAGCAGCCATTCCTATCTTTAACCATGAATCATAGTCATCTAATCGTGATGGATTAATTGATTGAAGTAATGAACGTGCCTTATCTGAATCTGAATTATATGTCTGAATTTGTGGTGTTTTTGTTTTCTTTTTTTTCTGCTCCATCATCTTTTCAATTATGGCAAGAGGAGCTTCAGCTATTGAGAGATCTCTTGGTGATCTGCCATCCATCCACCTGTAACCATCCGTTATTGGATGTCTACCAGAAACTATAGATTGTGTGCCATCCCAGCGTAGTTCTATTTGTTCAACAGAACCATCCTCATCTTTTACCCCTGTTTGAAATTTACGTGTTTTAATTTTAGACCAATACTTTTCTGGCACTTGGTAAATTATCTGGAATCTACCAACACGACCTGATGTGACCATCCAAGAGGGTGGTAAAGAGGAGAGAGAAAAACCCCATTCACCTAATATTTTTGCTGCTGAAGGTCCATCATGGTCTAAGAAAAGAAGTCCACCAGAGGGAGTACCACAGCAAACACCTATACCTGTAGATTTTTTAGAAGATATTTCTTTAAATAATTGTGAACGTGTAAGAGGATTATTCTGCCAGTCATTTTGATATGGTCTTTTATTTTGGACGGCAACATAACCCCATGCCTTTGGCAAGCCAAGTAATTCTTCTTTTATATCCATTGTTATTTGATAATAATAAAGGGTGCGGCCTTCTCCATTTTTTCAGAGACTATGGATCTTAATAAACAAGACCTTGATTCAGAACCTTTATTATCATCAAGCCATTTAATTTGCCTCTGTGTAAGTTGAATATTAATTGTTTTTAAAGTTTGCTCTTGTTCCATATCTAGGGTTGTTTATGTGTAACTATAGGGTAAGATACCACTAAATCTAGTACAGTCAATGATTAAATTAAGGGAATACCAAAAAGAGGCAAGCGAAAAACTAATGGAGCTTTGCTTAAGTGAAGGCTTTGGTTATTTAAGTGGTGAATGTAGAACGGGTAAAACACTTGTTGCATTGTCAGTTGTTAAGAATATGGAAGAAGATAAGGTTTTGATAATTACGAAAAAGAAAGCGATAAGCAGTATAAAAAAAGACATAGATTTAATGGATTTAACAGATAAAGTTGTTGTTACAAATTTTGAGCAGCTAAAGAATTTTGAAGGTACATCATGGAATATTGTCATCGTTGATGAGGCCCATAGTGTTGGAGCATTTCCGAAACCATCACAAAGGCAACAAAATATTTTGAAATTAAGGTATGGAATAATTATTTTAATAAGTGGAACACCAAGCCCAGAAAGTTGGTCACAGCTATATCATCAATTTGCTTTGACTGATGATGTTTGGAGTGAATATTCAAGGTATGGCCGTAATGGTTTTTATAAGTGGGCTGGTGATTATGTGGAAGTTAAAGAGAAAAGAGTTGGAACAGGCATTGTTGTAAAAGATTATTCAGATGCTTATGTAAATGTAATTAAGAGAGATATTGAGCCTTTTATGGTCTATATGACGCAAAAAGAGGCTGGTTTCAGTCAAGAAATAGAAGAAAAAGTGCATTTAGTGAAAATGTCCAAGAGAACTTATAGGCTTGCTTTGAGGATTATTAAAACAGGTGTTATCGGTAAGGCAAAAGGTAGAAGTGTCTTGGCTGATACTGGGGTGAAGGTAATGAGCAAATTAAAGCAGTTGTTTAATGGTCATGTGATTACAGAAAAACATGGCACAGTAATTTTTGATAAAAGTAAGGTTGAATATATAAGAGATACATTTAAGGGCAAAACTGCGATTATGTATTGTTATAAAGCAGAGGAAAAAATGCTAAAGAAAGTTTTTGGTGATCGTGTTACCGAAGATCCAGTTGAGTTTAATAGTAATGATGATAAAGTTTTTATCGGTCAAGTAAGAAGTAGCAGGGAGGGAGTGAATTTAAGTAGTGCAGATGATGTTGTTTTTCTAGGCATAGATTATTCAGCGTTGAGCTATTTACAAGGCAGAGAAAGAGCCAGCTATTTAGGTAGGGATCGGAGTAATAAGGTTCACTATATTTTTGCAGAAAAAAGTATAGAGCCAAAAGTTTTTAAGGTAGTACAATCAAAGGAGAACTATACGATCAACCATTATCGTGATCACAGAGCAGCAATATCAGAAGAAGCTAATCGACAGATACGAAAAAGAGGGTTGGACAGTGATCAAACTTATTATGTGCAACAAAGCTGGATTACCTGATCTGATCTGTATGAAGCCAGATGAGGTTAAGTTCATTGAGGTTAAAGGGCCGAAGGGCAGATTAAGTGAAGTGCAGAAATATAGAATTGATGAACTGAAAGAAGCTGGGTTTGATGTACAAGTAATGAAACCTTGTTGAAAGTTGTTGACAAATGTGTTTATAATAAAGGTATAGCAACCCCACTAACACAATGGCTCAAAAAAGAAAGCTCACTCTTACATTTCAAGACGGAGCAACTACAACCGTAACAACTGCTAGAAATTATATGTATGCAGTAGCGGTTACAAAAAGAAGAGTTGCAAAAGATGGCACTTTAAAAGGCTATTATTCAGATGGTCACAATATTGGCAGACTTGATCTTTTATTAAAGTGCGTTAATAAATATCGCAACCAAGATGAAAACACATTGATTAAAGTTGCAACCTTAACTAATGATCCTTGGATTGATTTTCCAGAGAGAGCAATGGAAGGTTTCAAACCTTACGAAATGCCAAGCAACGAAATTGCAAAAACTATCGAACTAAGAAACAAACAAGGGAAATAATACTTCCCTTTTCTTTTTATTCACTTTACAAATTATTCAAATGAAAAAACCAAGATCATGGAAAGAACTTCTAAATCACCCAGAAATAGATTATATAGATGATGCACGAAAAGAGTTTCCAGAATCAGGAGAAATGGAAATATATATTTCTATACATGATGAGATTGAAAATCCTGTTACAGGAGAGAAGGGAGGAGGTTTCTTTGTCGGCTCTTTTAAAGATGCACTTGACCATTTCCGATGTGATTGGGATTGATTACAGGTTGACAACTGTTGATCATTAGTTATTATTAATTTACCTTTGAAACCAACCCCATGAAACATTTATTTCTTTACCTCTGCATCTTTGGCATTAGCTACTTCGCAGTCTCAGATTCACTTAGAACCTCTACTTCTATAGATTGTTATACATTTAACATCGAATCTGCTTGTGAGGAGCTTGCCAGAAAATGATAAGTGAATATGAACTTGGATTACGCTTTGATAAAAAACCGAGGAAGGAGCGTCCAACCCCTGACCGCTCCGACCTCGGCAATCTAATTTTAACTATGACCGATAAAGAAATCTTTAATACATTTGCCTCTGTTATTGATTCACCAACTGCAAGTCCTTTTTTAAAGCGTTTAGCACAGGCTGGACTTGTGGCAATGCCTGATGATAAGACTTTAATTTTAAGAACATGGCCTCGCATTTATATGCAATACGGCCCACACTCTGAGGGCTATAGACCATGACAACAGGATCAACCCAAATATCAAACGAAAACTACCATGCTGATTCTGCTATCTCAGCATCAATGCAAAAGGTAATGGTTGCTCATGGCCCTAAAGCTTACTGGAACTCTTTTCTTAATCCAGATCGGCCAGAACATAAACCAACAAATGCAATGATCTTAGGAACATTGACCCATTGTGCAATATTAGAACCAGATGAACTGGAAAAGCGTTTTATTGCTGTCAGTTCCAGAACTACTAAAAAAGGTAAGGAAGAAGCAAAAGAAGCTGAAGAAAAAGGTATGACGGCTGTAACGGAAACAGATTGGTCAAATGCCATCAAAATGCGTGATGCTGTATTTGCTGAACCTTATGCCAAAAAGTTATTAAGCTTCGGTGTGGCTGAAAAATCATACTGGTGGGATGACAAGACCTCTGGGTTGACCTGTAAGTGCCGACCTGATTGGTTAAACAAGGATACTATCGTTGACTTAAAGACCAGTAGATCAGGAGCAAACCCAAGAGACTTTGCAAAGGCAGTGGCAAACTTTCGTTATCATCTTCAATGTGCTCATTACTTGTCTGGTATTCCATCAGCTAAAAGATTTATTTTTTTAGTGGTGCAATCTGAATATCCATTTGATGTTGGTTTATGGGAACTTGATCAAGATGCGTTGCAAGAAGGTCAAAACTTAAGTAGAAGTGCATTAGATAAAATTGCCGAATGTCGCCTGTTAGACGACTGGCCAAGCTGGTGCCAAACAGGTGTTCAATCTTTATCCTTGCCCCGATGGGCATTTTCAACCCCTTTAGAAAAATGACTTTTAATGAAGAACAGAAAAAACTGCTAAATCAAAAAATTAACAAAAAAAATGTTTCTTTCCGTAGTGGTGGAGGTGGTCAGCAATTAGCTTATGTTGAAAGCTGGCACGTTATACAGGAAGCCAACCGCATCTTTGGATTTGATGGCTGGTCATCTGAAACTATAGAAACATCTTTAGTCTTTGAAGATCCCAAATGTGTTTCTTACATTGCAAAGGTAAGAATTACAGTCGGTAATGTTATTAGAGAAGGAACTGGTGCTGGGCATGGCCGTATGGGTGGTGTTGGTGATAAGCATGAATCAGCAATTAAAGAGGCTGAAAGTGATGCT